GTAGGATGAGCGTTCTGGCCACTGAACTAACCCAGATTGGACGGCTTACTGCTATCGCCGCCCAGAGAGATTACTGCCCTGCCTGTGCGGCCTTGGCAGCAAAGCTGATGTCGGTCAACTGGCCTGCAGCATTCGTTGCACCCTTTGTCTTGTAGGTGTAGATAGCCACAAGACCATCGGAGGAATCGAATTTGACTGCAACGTGCTTGGAGCAGTTCGTCAGAGTTGCACAGATGGCTCCAGTCTGTTCTGGAGTTACGGTGACACTGGCGTAGGTCTCAGTGTAGCCCACTGCGGCCTCTGCTGCGGTAGCAACACGGCGTTGGAAAGTCAGAGTGTACTTATCGGGGGCTTTCTTGCGACCCTCTGCGCTTCCACCCTCGATGGTTGCTTCTTGCTCCTGGCCCTCTTCAACGGAGAGTTGACAAGAGCCCTCTACAATGTCGTCGAAACCGTCTGCACTGCAACGGCCCCAACCAATAACTTTTACAGGATCTGCCATGATTCTATTCGTTTAATGATTTATACTCGATTTGATTATTGATGATGTGTTCACTGGTTGCCTCCACCTCATACACCCTCTGCCGGAGCAGTGAGGCACGATAAGAGTTGTCTGCACCCCAGAACACATTAAACAGTGATACGGCCTTTTTGCAAAGTTCCTCGATGCGCACTGTGTCCTCTTCTGGCTGATTGTCAACGGTGATGTCAGCGACATAGATATTCACATTCACGGTGGCTGCCTGGACTTGACGGTTCTCATTGGCGAGGACAGAGATAATTATATCCTCTTTCTTTGAGTTGTGCGGTCTTTTCCTCTTGCTCACCTTTCCTGTGATGGTACTTGCCAACTCCGAGCCTTTGATGTGCTTGAAGATGTCAGTCTTTATCTCTTCGTCCGTTTTCATAGAGTGAGTGCGTTTATTTTCTTTAATGCGACTTCCTTTGCTTTTTCGAGCCGTGCGTTTACCTCATTTTGCGCCCATATCCGTGTGGATTCCAGAACGTCTTTACTCTCGATAGCCTCTACCTTGTCTGCATAGTTCATGGCTGCTACAACCACAAGTGCAAAGACATTGGCATATTCATTGGCCAGTTCTGCAACCATCTTCTTTCCCTCATCGGAACCGAGTTTCCCAGTCTTGACCACATCGAATGCGGATTCAATCTGTTTCACTCCGTAGTCATAGATGGAGTAGCCGATGGACGAACGCAGGTTGGCGGTATGGTCTATCCAACTCTCATCTGCTGTGCGGTCTCTGACCTTGCGAACACTTTCCTCTCCGAGTTTGGCAAAGGCCATGAAGATTTCGTTTTTGATGATTTCAAAACTTTTCTTCAAGAAAGCCTCAACTGCACTTGCAGGGGTTGTCATTCTTATTGCCATAGGTCACACCCAGATTTTACACTGCATTTGGTATCTGTGAAAGCCCTTTACCTTGAACTCCCTTACCTCTTCACTGTCATAGAATCGGATGCGGATTGTCTCACCGTACTTGAACTCTCGGCAGGTTCTCGGTAGGTTGTATATGGTGTACTCGTATGGCTCTACCTTTCCATCTGGAATGGTGATGGTGTTGGCCTTACCTGCTGGCACGATGTCGCACTTGCAGTAGCCATTGACCCAGACTGATGAGCCTTTGATGTAATCGCCAGTCTCTTCATCATCGTGGCCGGGAACTACCTCCAGATAATCCAGAGTATGAGCGGCAAAGTCGAGTACAGCCATATTGCTAACCTCCGATATATACCATCGGCTCACCGCCTACTGGAGGTTCACCGATGGCTTGGTAAAGTGAATTGATGCGGACTAACAGCCTTTCCTTATCTTTGTCAGTCAAAGCACTAATGCTCTTGTCTGATTCAGACACATTCGGGGCTTGCAGAAGAGAGTAGAGACAATCAGCCAGAGCACCTTTCCACTCGTTGGTTTGGGAAATCTCATAGGTGTATTCACCCTCACCGTCAAGTCTGCGCTCAATGAGTTTGTTATCCACAAATCCCACTCCTACGGGATAGTGAACCTCATCAATTAGGGCCTGTCTGATTGTTCTCATGCGCTATCCAGAGTTTAGGCGTTTGCGGCCTGGTTCACGGTAATGGTAGCGGTCTTAGTCCCAACAGTCACGGTAACTGTACCTGTACGAGCAGGTGCGCTTGTCTCGCTGTTGGCAGCAACCTTGACGGTCACGGTATCGCCATCAATGGTAGGCGTAATCCATGCCTGCGAGGTGGTTGCGGTAGCGGTGGCAAGGTTCTCTGTGTCGTTGGTGTTAACCTTTACGGTCTTACCTGTGCTGTCAGCGGTCTTGGCGAACTCCAGAGTGGCAGGTGTCAGAACTGGGAAGTAGATACAGCCTTTCAGCAGTTTCTTCTCATCCTTATCACTCAAACCGTTAACTGCGGTAATCACAGCAGCATCGGTTGCAGAGGATGCGATGTCAACGCCCATAGACTTCAAGCCGCTAATAACGTCAGCCTTGACGTACTTCTTACCGTTGATGGTGACGTAGGTATCTTCACTGTCTGCGGTTTCAGCCGTAGTGTCAACGGCAGCGGACTTATCCTCGTTGCAGTCAATGACATAAATCTGGTCAACATCTTCAATGACAGGAAGAACAAGTGCCTGGCCGGAAGTGAACTCCTGCAAGGGGTCATTCTTCGAGTACTTGGAGATAAGCTTGTACTTGTCAACGGTAGCATACTTGACACCATCAACAGGATTGGTAGCCTCTGCGAGAGTACCCCATACGAGAGAGCCAACGATGGTGTTGCAGATGAATACGATACGCTCATCGTTCCAAGGCTTAACGGAGTGCTGCTTGCCGTTCTTCTCAAAGACAACGCTACGGTTGATGATTTCTACTTCATAGCCGAACTCATCCTCGAAGGCTTCCATCATGGCCTTCTTTGACGGAGTTTTCAGCTTATCATCATCATCGTAAATCTTGCCCTCATAGTCGGCAACCATTTCCTGCGCCCAACGGAGGCGACGGATGGCATCGAAACGCTTCTTTGACATCAGACACTTAACGATGGTGTTGCCATCATCATTTGCCTTATCGTTGACGTTCTCGAAGTCCTCCTTTGACAACTCGCCTTTCTTGATTATACCGAAGGTATTCTCATCCAGATAGCCATAGTTGACGCGAAGTCCAGTGCCAGTGTTATCTTCGTCCTCAACAAGCACAACACCCTCACAAAGTCCAGTGAGGAAATTTGCCTCGTTCTTTTCGTCAATACCAACAGAGCAGGCCACACCGTCATTGGTGAGGTTCTGGATAATGCGGAACTTCTCGGCCTTCTTTGCCTCATCCGTTGTGGCTGTGGCATAGTGGGCCTTCATAATGTTGATGGTGTTGATTTCCGTTTCACGGAGAATCTTCTTCATACCCACCTTTGGCAGCTTGCCATTAGAGGTAGCGAGGCTACCACGTTTCTTGATGGGCAGAGGGGAATCCATTGCTACCATGTCGGCAGCAACATAAGTGGTCTTGGCACTTGTACCCTCCCACTTCTGGTCAGCAGAATACACCTCGCGGAGCATGGTCTTATGAAGGTAGGTGCGCTCTTTCGGGTCAACCTTTTCCTTAACATAGAGAGCCAACTTCGGCCAGATGCCGCTGATGAACTCAATAAAAAGTGACTTCTTCATTGTTTACTACGTTTTAATCGTGTTCAAAAATGAGTTTCGGAAGAGCGGTCTTGACTGCTGCACGTTGTGTAGCATCTGCGAAGTCATAAGGCATTGCCTTGTCATTCACGCGACCATCATCCATAATGCCGACAAGGGGATAGTCGGCAGGCTTAGAGGCAACCACCACACCTGCATACTCATGGTCGGCAGGCAGTGAGGCATACTTTTCACCCGATACAGGCATAGGCTTGTAGGTATAGTTACCGTCCTCTTCCAGAGTGCGGATAGCAAGGTGTCCTGCCTTAACTGGACCCTCAAACCCTGTCATATCGAGTGTGCAACCACCAGTGATACCACCGTTATACTGGCGAATGACTACGGAATCAATGCCAGCTACGACAGCCTGGGGCTCATTTACGAGATTTGCTTTTGCACCCATTGTTTTTTAGGATTTAATTGTTTAACTTTTGGGACGAATTAGCCTTTAGCCAGTTCCTTGACCTCATCATCCGACATTACTTCTTCTTCGTCCTTCTTGACCGATTTACCGGGCATTGCTCCTGCGGGCTTACTGAGGGCTTCTAACCCCTTATCCTCGCGCTCTTGATTCTCTGCTTCAAGGTCGGCTTCGACCTCATCCAGATAATCCTCAAATTCCTCATCGTTCTTGAAGGACATTCGGGCGAATGACTTCATCACACGCTCACCATACTTGCCAGTGTCCTTGACAATAGCCTCAAGACGTGCCTTTCGGCTGTCGGCTGTCTTGCCATTCTTCAAATCCTCAACTTGACCTTTGAGGCTGTTAATGGATTCTGTCAACGGAGAGAGAGCCTTGGCAATCTGTGCAGCGAGGGAATCTTCATCACCCTTACCGCCCTTGACCTTCTTTGAAGATGGACTCTTACGACCCTTGGAAACTGGCTCTTCGTCAGCGTCATCGTCATCGTCATCATCTTCATCATCGTCACCGGGCAGTGAATCTTTGTACTGTTGGAGGCGGCGGTCAGCCACGGTCTGAACAACCTCAAGGTACGGAACGATGGCATCAACAGCATCATCTATTGCTTCCGTCACCTCTTCATCGGTGGCTTCATCTTTGAGTTCCAGTTTATCGGCAACTTTGGCAGCGATACCCTTTAACTCCTTACGGCTCAACCCGAGTGCCTTAATCTCCTTTCTCGTTTTGAGCACTTCCAGAACTTTTCTGAAATGTTTCTTCATTGTTTTACGGATTTTGGTTTATAAAAAAATGGTCTGCGAGTGTGATACAGGCAGACCATCAGAACCACATCGTAAGAGCAATGTATTATCCGAACAGTTCTGTAACGTGCATCTT